GAAAGTGTCGGTTAGGAGTCCGGATTCATGTCGGGGCCGCTATCGAGGCTGTTCTGACGGGTCTCGGTGCCCGTAGGTACGACGAGTGAGACCATCTAACAAAAAAACCTTGACCATGTCGGCTACTTACGAAATCCCCACTGTTGCTGTTCCCCCAAAAGAAACTCTCCAGATCGCCACTGTTGCTCGAGCCACCACCCTTAGTGAACGGAAGGCTATCCTCGCCCCGCTCATATCCTCACTCCATCTCCCTCCTAGGTCAGACCGAGCAGCAGTTCAGCTGACTCTAGCTGTCATTAGTGTCGCCTTAGATGCAGCAGGGCCACTCTATTCCACGGCCGGGTCAATTACAGTCCAAATGGTTGAGTTGACTTTTGCTAGGTGGATGGAAATTCTCGGGCTTACTGGGGCTGCCCAGCCGGACCAGAAGTTGGTCCCTTTGCCTTCCAGCCCGCCCCAGGAATCCGCACTGGTGGTTGGGACATCTGCAATCATGTCAGCAGTTGCCCTGATCATCTTTGCAATGGGGAGACAAGCTCGTGAGTCAGCACCTGATGCTGCCACGATCAAGAGGCCGGATGCACTGGTCAGGAAGTACTCTTTGACGGATCAGGAGCAGAGGATCCTCCCCGGACGCGACATGGGCCCTAGTGTGGTATGCCTGGAAAAAATCTTCTCTGCCTTTGGAACTTATACTGAGCTAAGGGCCATAACAACAAGGCTCCTGTTGGGATACAGGAAGGCTACGGTCCATTACCCACCTCAGCTTGACCCAATCATGACGCAGTTCAAGCTCATGAGGTGGTCCGGGCTGACCCATGTCGGGGCTGTTGTCAAGTTGATGCAAGCACATCCTTGGGTAGCTCGGGTACCTCAGCTTGAACCGTACTTCCGCTACTTCGCAAAAGAGCTCGGGAAGTTCAACTCTATTCCGGCTGAGGTTCGGGAGTATCACCGCCTGCTCGCGCCGCCCGATGAGTTCTTGTTTGTCAGTTCGGATTTCAAACCCCTCATTGCAGTAGCAGGGTCGTTTGTTGAGGAGGTTGAAGCTACTTTTGCGGGGTACGTGTACAATAAAGACCAATATGCTGACCTCATCGAGGAAGTCAAGTCCCGCCGGCCGGGGTACAACCCGGTCCACGCACTTGCCGCGCTTGCCGATGACCTCGGTTTGTCAGAGATTCCACCTCTCCCTCCCAGGCACTCAAAGCCGCCCGCCACAGCTGCTGGCCCGACTGCTGGTCCTGTGTTTTAAAGATCTTGAGAGGCTCACACCGACAAACCCAACAGGGCTTGCCCACATTCTGCAATGTTTCCTAGTCCCGTGACATTAAGAAAAAACTGAGACCATCAACACTCGCAAAATGGACACTGCAACCTCAGCTGCTCTCTCGAACCCAGCCGCGTTTAAAGCAGCTTTGGAGCGGACCATGGAAGGCCAGGCAGCTGATGAGGACATCCAAGAGATGATCACGATAGCTGAGGGAGAGATCTCAAAGGAGACACCCAACACTACTCTCTCTGCTGAGGTTATAAACAAAATCAGGGACCCTGCCCCCAAGGGAGAAACTTCCCGACCACTAGTTCCTGCGGAAAAAGGAGAGGTTTCACGTGTTGCTGTGAGGGCTGTCAAGCTGGAGCAGGCTGCTGCAAGCTCCAACCAGGACCCTAGCCAGGCCGGTCCTGTTGGTTCCCTCCTGGAACTTCCTGAACTGAGGACTGGTGAGACTCCTGAGCTTGTCTCGCTTCCTGGTTCGCCTACAACAAGTGATGCGCCTCCTGTTGCTGACTCGTCTCAGGTGTCTCTTGCTCCACACCCCGTGGACCTTGCTGGGAAGACTGACCTTGAGCTGTTCCAAGCTTTCGTTGAGGAGCAGTTTTCTGACTTCACATCTCTCGTGACTCGACTCCAGCGCAGGTTGGAGCTCGTAGAACAGCGGCTTGCAGCTCCTGCCCAGCTGGGGCGCCACACCCCTAGGCAGTCGACTGCGATGATTTCTGCCTCCACTCATCCGGTTCGGGCTCCAACACCACCTCTTCCACTGCCATTCCAACAGGCCCAACCTGAGAAGGGTGTTACTGATCTTGTTGCAGAGATCCTTGACACTGACGACATCCCGCCAGGGCCGTTAATGAAATTGATACGCGTTCGTGCAGTACTGTCACGAGCTGGCATCCAGGTCGTGGCAACACCCGGTAACCTCAGTGATCACGACTGGGACCTTCTTGCCCTCACTCAATGGGTCAGGAACAACACTGTGTAATGCCGGTGTCTTGCTTCATAGTAACGCGCCAAGGTTTGTGTTCGTGATGTGGCACATTGCTCAGCCTTACTCAACTGCCTACTGTTTCCCTGCCTCCTATTAAGAAAAAACCTGAGACAATCACTCACACCTTCCATCAGCACCCAGACGCACCCAAAACATAAGCTCACACCCTTGACTGACACGGTCGTGCAATGGAGACTTTCAACAAACTTGGCAACGCTCTGTCTCGTCTTGAACGCACCTTAGACAAGCCAGTCATGTGTACTGACGACGACCTCAGCCACGTGCAACAGTTGGCTTGTCACCACTCGCTCGCCCAAGCGGCAGCAGAACCGCTTCGTGTGGACCGCGCGTGTTGGTTAGCCTTCGTCCGGCTCTTCCAGTTCTTGTGGCCTGACCAAGCTACAGGTCTAGCTCCGCTGTGCCAACTAGGGGCATCGTTTGTGCCTGACTTTTCAATTCCCCAGGAGGTAATGGTTGCACTAGACGAGGCTACCCACATGCTGTCACCTACTGGAGTTGTTGTTGAGACCGTGAGGTGGGCTCCCTCTCTCTATGATGACCAAGGAAATACCGTGACACTTGCAACATCATGCTTAGTCCCATTGCCATTAAGCTCAAAAATCTGGACACAAGTCACCACTTACAATCTGTCATTAGCCGCGTTGCCTGAGATGATCAAAATTAAGGAGCACTGGATGTATAAAACTCCCAATGAGGTTCTGGACAGTGCACAAGAAGCGATCGTGGACCGCCCTATGCGAGCTGAAGAGGCGTTTCGCCTCGTTATGGAACCGGTTTCGCAGCCAACTCGTCAGAGGCGCGAGCGGCGATCTTGGACAAGGTTCTTTGCAAGCTAAGGTAGAGTGGGTGTGATGGTTGCACAACTTCGAGGATTAAGAAAAACCTGAGACCATCCGTCTTTGAAGACAACCTGTCTAATTGCCTACACTTCAGACACACAACGCCACATCAAAACAATGTCGACTTCGTTTGAGGCATGGAAGGCTAAACGCCAAGCTCAGGGTAGCACTCTTGAAAGCAAGGCTACCCCTGTTCCAGGAGTCAAGAAGCTAGACCCTCACCCCGAGCACGACACTACTGCTCTGGCTCAGCCGACCCCGCTCCGTGAAGAATATGTGAGGAAGATCCCTAATGACTACAGGTCTCAGGTGTCGGCAGCCCGGAAGCAGATGTCAGGGCCCCCGTCTACAGTAGGGTCTGTCCGATCCACCATGTCTGAGCACTCGGTGGTACAGAGACTTGCCCAGATGGAGTTAGCTTTAACGAAGCTGACTGAGTCTAGCATCCAGCAACAAGAGATCATGAAGAAGCAGGACAAGTTGATTGCTTTGCTGGTGGGGGCAGTCGTAGGGAGTACCCCTACCCCCTCCGAGTCAGCAAGCCAGTGAAGGCTGACCTCTTTCAGGACACCAGAGCACCGCTTGGACCCCGTGTTGTGTGCCAACTACGTTCACTCCTTTTCCTGTTAACACGGCTGCTGCCTGACACTGGTAACGTTTGAGACCATCTCATTAAGAAAAATGTCGATTCCGGAGACCGTCTTGAGCTCACCTCTGATGCGTGAGGAATACCCAAAGTTTCTCAACTACTTGAATCTCCAGAGACTCGGGGGTGCTAAAAAGCCGGTAAACCGTGGCGAGGCCCTCGCTAGCAAGTATGCAGCTTACACCAAGAAAGATCCGACTTACTCAATCAGGGCGCACGAGTCGTCAGATAACCCGTCACTTTGGAGCTTGGGGGACCAGCTCATCGGACATGAGGACAGCCGCAACGAGTTAAAATTAGTTGGTGCAATAGTCCAGAAGACGCTCTTTGCCCTTCACGCTGGTCTTTCTGCAAAGGAAGCCACTGCCCAACCTGTTGCACCGTCTCTTGTGTCGCAGGTAACCCCTGATAAAGTCGCCTCAACTGCCCCGTCTTATGTGAGAATGGTGTTGTGGCAGGAGGTTGTTGAGATCATGGTCAGGCAGGAGCGAAAGAGGGGAGGGTGGGTTGCCCATGGCCCCTTCGATGTGTCCGGGAAGTTTGTAGTGCTCAGGGGGACTCAGGAGCGGGTCCTGATGACGTCGAACGTGGTCCTGATGATCAAGGACCTCACAGCATCGCGGTGGCTGGTGCACCTTTGCTCTGTGGTGGTCCCCAACTCTAACTACCTCTTGCAGCTCCTAACCCAGTATGACAAGTGGGCAAGTAAAGCGCTCCACAACTACGGGAACTGTGCATATGACTTGCTGAAAGGAGTTGAGGCACTATCGAAAGTTAGGATCATTGCTCTTTCTGATAACATTCTTGACGGGACTGGCCAGCTCAGTCACATGGCTGAGAAGTACCGTGGGAAAGAGAAGGAGGTTGCCCTCGAAGCATCAACCGAGAACATAGACTCAGTTGGGGCTCTCGTCTTACTGCTTGAGAGCATGGTAGATCCTTCTCAGGTCAGTGAGTTCTTCGGCTTCATGAAGTTGTCAGGCCACCCCTACATTGATGCAGTAGCAGGGTGTATTTCGGCTCGGGACATTGCTAAGGCGAGAATTCCGCTGCGACCACGCGACATCCAACAGCTGGACTCAAGCTTTTGCCACCTCTATTGCCGCGGCTACCTCGAGAAGACAGGAAGGTGGCCCCCAATCCAATTTGACCGACCCGATGGGGCAACAACTCGATTGGAGGAGCTCTACGAGTCAAGCCAGCCAGTCCTCCCGATGGGGCTCTCAATGTACCCACCTGACGACTGGGCTCATGCTAAGTTTCTCCCACATCACAATTTCTCTACAGGTGAGGACATCTTGTCTCTCATAACCGACAAGGCTCTCTCTTACAAGCGGTCTGAGTTTGATGCTCCGTGGAAAGGGTCCCTTCCGCATGTTCCTCCTAGGCCAACGTCGTCTAACCGTGTACTTTCTGAGCTCTTGTCCCGCCCGAGCTTTGATCTAGCACGTGTGTGCAACCAGGTGTCACAGCGAAGTATCCCAAATGACTGGAAAATTGTCACTGTCTCCCCCAAAGAGCGGGAGATGAAACGGAAACCCAGAATGTTTGCCATGATGGTCCTTGACATGCGGTCTTTCTTTGTTCTTCTAGAGCAGAACATCTCCAAGGGACCGTTCTCTTACATCCCTGAGCAGACTATGACCTTGACTCGAACACAACTCATTGATCGATTCCTGTCTAGCTCGGGGAAGACCAGACGAGGTTGGTGTCGTGCCTATGTGGAAGTTGATTTTGAGCGGTGGAACCTACGATGGAGGGACGAGACGGTAGGCCCAATCGGGAATCGGTTCGACCAGATGTTTGGAACACAGGGTCTGTTCACTTACGTTCACGAGTTCTTTAGAGAGTCGCTAATAAATTTGAGAGTCTATGACATCCCTCCTACCGGAGTGGACGGTTCAACCCGGCTGTCTCCGCCTGAATCAGACACTGTGTGGTACGATCACCTAGGCGGGTTCGAAGGTATTGCTCAAAAGCTCTGGACTGCTTGTACTGTGGCAGCAATTCACATGTCTCTCTGGCCACTGGGGGTTAGCTACAAGATACTTGGACAGGCTGACAACCAGGTGTGCATCATCGACATCAAGATCCCTACGAGCATCCGAGCAGATGAGGAGCGCACCTATGTCCAGTCAATTGTGTCTCAGGCTAAGCAAGCGATCGAATCTGAGTGTGCGAAGGTCGGGCAGATTATCAAGGCTGAAGAGTGTATCGAGTCAACGTCGCTCGTGACTTACGGAAAAGAGATGTGGCTCAACGGAGCTTATCTCCCAACTGTAGCAAAGTATCTCTCACGCATCTTCCCGTCGTTCACCCCTGACAATCCATCAACTTTTGCTTACCTATCGAACATCTCTAGTGGGGGGATTGCTGCAACCGAGCGAGGGGCCGAGTCACGCTCGTGTTATGCTCTAACAAAGGTGGTCGAGTGCTTGTTCTTGAGGAGAGAGTTCTCAAACTCAATCCTACATGACACCGCTCTGTACAACAGTGCGCGTGATACCCAATTTGACCTCAAAGGGACAAGCTTCTGGATTCTTCTCCTTCTCCTACCCCAAAACTTGGGAGGCCTCCCTGTGTCAACAGTGACTGAGTTCTTTTACCGGGGGCACTCCGACCCCCTTGCCTCGTCTCTTGTGGCTCTGGAGCTCCATAGGGGGATCAACATCATTGGCCGCTACCTTGAGGTTTTGACTCGCGACTGGGTCTACCAGTCTAGGGTTGATCTCGCCGGGCTGGTCATGGACCCTTATGCTGCCCCACTTGAGCTGAAGCCAGTTCCTCACTCCGCAGTTGCTTCAGCAGTGAGAGGTATCCTTCCTGAGATTACAAAGAACAAGGACATCCGCCCCCTTTGCGGGTTCCAATCCGAAGCTGACAATGCAGCAATCATAGGTGCTATCACTAGGTTAAGGCCGTGTTACCCCAAGGTCTGGCACGATGTTTACAATGCGTCACCAGTTGGGGTGGCGAGTGCTTTTGCACGTCGGTTTACAAACAGTCGAACAGTGCTGACGACTGCCAAGGCGGCAGAAGTTGATCTCCTCGGGGTCTCATTGTCGGCTGACCGCCGACTTCTGACCTCGGTTGTGTCCCGGATGACCTATGTCGCAAAGCTTGTGGCGAACCCGCTGGCAAGCTACTGTCGCCTTGCCGAAGTGATGCGAGAGAGATGGGGGCTTGGGAGGCTTAACGGTGTGACCACGATCCATCCGCTCTCCAGAGGGCACTTCCACTTGTGTCAAGGAAAGGGACCCGGCTTCCCACGCGAAGGATGCTTTAACTGCGGAATGCAAGTCGGGATGGTGCTGAGCACCCACTCGACTCTGTGCGGGTCCACGCGTGGGCCGGTCCAGCCGTACCTGGGGTCAGGGACTAGCGATAAGATGACGGGACACTGGGTGCGGCCTGTTGACTCGTCCCCCCCGCTAGAAGACGTCATCAAACTCTTAACCATCAGGTCTACCATGACTGTCCCAGGGAGCAGTGCGGCCCGCTGGTTGAAAGCACTGGCCCAGTCACGGTCGCTAATAGACGTTAGCTACCTTTCTAGGTTTGTCAAACTTAAGGTCGGGGGAAAGATCGCACACCGTTATGCTACACGTGATGATTCACGCGGCTCATTTCTCAATGTCTCCCCAAACTGGGCTTCCCATTTGACTTTGTCCTCAAACCTAGCAGGGCGGACCGGGGAGGATGACTACCCTGTTGACTTTCAAGAGAATATGCTGACAACAGGAGCTTTGACCACCTGGCACTTTACTGACGAGCCCGCAAGCCCTCCTTTCGGGGTGGTGGTCTGCTTTGACGTCAAAGAAGAGGACCTACTTGCAGACCATATCCTGGAGATGGGTGAGAGTCCACCCGATGTCCCCTGCCTCCCGGTGGACTCTTACTACATGCACGTCCAACACGTCAACGTCTCTTCACGAGCATTGGACGTGGCAGGTCTCTCTGGTGCTGAGCTAGACTTTAGCCCGACAGATGCAACACCCCTCCAGGCTCTCGCGACTGTTCTCCTCCAAGAACTCACTGGGAGGCTCCCCTTGTTCCGGTTTCATGGCCGCACGTGGGCAGAGCCTAAGCGATCCTCTCTGGTGGACATACCAGATGTGTACCATATCCGAGAGCAGCAGGCCATAGACGCAATGGCAGAAGCGACTCTTAAGCATGTCGCAAGCAAACTCATTATCGCATTGACCCGGCGATCAGACCTAGGGGCAACCCTTATCACAACCTCAGAGGCAACCTTGCGGAGGCTAGTTCCGCGAGCACTCGGAACAATCACTAAGATCGACAGAGGTAACACCTCCTGCGGCTGGCGTCCTGGCCTAGCAATAGACGACGAGCGGCGCACACTTGCTTGGTGGGTGTGGAGGTGCACCAAGCGAGTGTCGGAGCTTGTCACCCATCTTGACCAGCAGGTGGTGTTTTCATATGGGATCGGATCGGTCTCATCGTCAATCTATTCCTCGATCTCGCGGTTGCTCCTCGCATATGTCTTCCAGGACCCAGCCTGCTTGCCGATGGCCAAGAGGGCCCGAAGGCTTACACATGCATGCATCTCATGTCCTCTTGAGGGGTCTCGGGTGTCTCGGTTGTCCTGGCTCCTCAAGTGTGTCGGGCTCCATCATCGCTTCGGCCAAATCGACCAAGCCCCTCAACAGACACTCCGAGCATTGCGTGGATTACACCTCTCTGTGCATGTCTCGCAGCCTCGCATATCCTTGCCAACAGTGCTCACAACTTCGTGTGGTCAGTGTGCAGGGACCGGGAAGCCACTAAGTTTGAGTCATCCTGCTCCATTCAGACCCTGCGACCTAGTAGACTCTTGGATGCTGCGGCCTGCTCCTATCCGCTCAAGTGCCTGCCACAGGTGGTCACCAATTCAAACTCTAGTCCCCCAACATGCATCTGTTCTTGTGGTTGGGATTGGCGTGGGTGGGATCTCACAGGTCCTTCCCCCCACCTGCAGTATTACCGGGCTTGACCTAGCAAGCCAGCTCCAGTCTTTAGGACAAGATTGCGTAACATACCACCCCCCGCTGGTCTCACAAACTTTCATGCTCCACCCAGCTAGCTGGACAACCACTGGGTCCGTGTACGACCCAGTCTGCAGGAGCATTCTTGAGGATGACATTCGGATGGGGAAATATGACATAGTTCTGCTTGACATGGAGGGTGGTCGGCCGACTGAGCGGCTTCATCTTAGACACAAGTTGGCGGGCGTGTCACAGAGGTGCAAGGTTTATGTGAAGGTATTAGTCAACCGAGATGACAGACCAGCTCTTGACCAATCACTTTGTGCATGGCTGCAGCCAGGTGACGTTGTGTGGGAGACAACGGTTGGTGTACAACGAGAACTTATACTAGGGGGCGGAGCCTCTCCCCTCGGGCTCTACACCGGGGTTGGTGATTGCAGGTTTGCCCCATGTCAGATAGCTCCACTGCCGATCACTGAAGATGACAGGACTTATGCTCTAGTAACCCTTCTTTACAAGGTTACAGGTCTTGCTCCAGCCTCACTGACTCACGACCAACTCGATGAGTTCATTGTGCACAGTCGTGCAGTCATTATCCCTGGAGCCCCGAACCTGACATCTCAGTTCAACCTAGAGCTCCTTACCAGCTACCTCCAGCACAAAACCCTCCCTCGACAAACAGTGAAGGCCATTGTCTCAATACTTGCTCTCAGTTAGTCGTAGCAAAACCACACTCACTAAACAACCAAAGCCGCACAGTCATTACCAATTAAGAAAAAAGAAAAAAAGCACTCGTATGAAACCTGAACACTCACCAACAGCGTCATTAACCAGACGCGCCGGGGCTGAACGACCAGGCGCCAGGAGCCAACAAGCACACAC